GATTTAACTATACCAACTCCACTTGATATTTCTTTTGCTAGTGGTGGAGAATCAATAACATATGAATTGTTTCCAGCAGATGCAAACAACAAACCAATGCTGGATCAAGACATAGTAATCCCAGCTGGATCTGTGATAAATGCAAGCGTCATAGGATTAGAAGGCAAAACATATAACGACAATCCAAGAGGTAACGGTCAAATAAATCAAATGTATCAATTAGAACAATATCCAGTCATTTTTGATTCTATTCGTGTAAGCATAGATGGATCTAGTTGGGAACTAGTTGATTACTTTACAGATTCACAACCAAGAAAGGAATTTCGTGTGGAATTCGATTCTGAATACCATGCTTTTATTATTTTCGGAAACAACAAGGCTGGTCTAATTCCGCCTGACGGATCTTCAATTCAAATGACCTACAGATCTGGTGGCGGAATAATTGGCAATATCATTAGTGGTTTAGTAGAAACGCAAACTATCATTAACGCCAAAGAATTTCAGTTCCAAGTACCAATTACATATTCAAATTACACACGAGGCGAATATGGATACGATGGAGACACAATAGACGACATTCGTGATCGTCTTCCGAGATACTTAAAGATGCAAAACAGAATTGTAACTGGCGAAGATTACAAAACATTTGCGGACTTGTTTTCTACTCCTTATAACGGTCAGATTGGCAAATCTGTAGCGGTTTTAAGGAACTATGGTTGTGCCGCCAACATTATTGATTTGTACATTTTAGCAAGAGACCTAACGACTGGATTGACCATTGCTTCTCAAACTTTAAAAAACGAACTTCAAAACGCTATAGAAGAAAAAAAGATATTTACAGATTATGTTTGCATAAAAGACGGAACACAAATAATAGTTGATCTTTCGATAGAGGCAGTAGTTCCTCGTGCCTACAGAAAATTCGAAGAAGAAATGCGAGAAAAAATAACAAGAAGAGTAAATGAATTTTTCGCATTAGCTAATTGGGAATACGGAGAAACACTTAGGGATTTAGACTTACTAAAGAAAATATCAGATGTGCCACAAGTCGAAAGATATGAAATAGGGTTTACGACAGACGACCCAAACAATAGCGGACACATTGTTACAGCTAAATTTTTCGAGATAATAAGATTGGATGCTACATCGATTTCGTTCACATATATTTAATTTTGGAGATACATTGTTAGAAAAAAATATTCCGCAAATTAAAAAGCCTATCGATCAGTTCAATGATGTTATTGAAAAAAACAGTATATTGATCACGAAGTTAGGTAATTCTGTTTTGGATAAATTGTATTTAAATGCCGTTAAAACAAATGTCGCATTAAATACAACTTTAATTAGATTTGAATTATCCACAGAAAACTCAAGTCAGTGTCTATTCGATCCATACAAGATAGACACGATTAAAATTTATTTTGTAGAAAGAGACTTCAACAATACGAGCGTTAGCGAATATGTTAACACATACGAAAAAAATGAAGATAAAATAAAATTAGAAAATGCATATAAAGCAACATGTGAAGATCCAAGTGAAGCTAATATAATAAATTTAAAAAAAATAAAAAATCAATTAGATGGAAGTAAAATTTCAAATACTTTTTACTTTAAAGACGCAATCATTGCTTATAATCTTGGAACACAAGATTTTCCTGCTTGGCTAAGTAGCGACATAGAAAATTCAATTGCAAAGCACATCACTGAGGACGCTGATGGTAACACAGTAGAAGGCATTTTTGAATTTAATTGGGATGCTTCTTCGAACAGAGAAGGAGATTATTTTATTTGTTGGACATGGACCGTCACTCCTGCTGGCGATCAATTTTCTTCTCATATGAGATTTACATTGTTTGGTGATAATTCAATAGTCACCAGTATACCATCACATGTGACCGCACCAAAAAAGTATGAAACGCTACTTGAAAGGTACTTGCCAGAAACATACAAGACAAAACTAACAGACAATGATTTAACATCAGATGTTTTAAATAAATTAAATTTATCAGTAGCTTCTGGATTTACATTTTTAGAAGATCTTGCGAATCAAATTATAGACTTATATAATCCGAGAGTTTTGCAAGAAAAATTGCTGCCATATTTAGGTAATTTTTTAGATGTTAGTTTGAAATCTACTGATCCGACTTTGTGGAGAAGACAAATAATAAATGCAGTGCCTATGTACAAGCAAAAAGGCACTAAAATTGGTCTACAAAGAGCCTTGGACACCATAGGAGTCAAACTTGTAAGTTTAACTAGACTTTGGCAAGTAGTATCTGAAAACACATGGCAAGAAGCGTTTGTCTACGATGGAGCAATTAATGAGTTTGAGCTTAAAAAGAAAATATCAAGTTACGATCTAACTAATTTCGAAGTTTATATTAGACCTATAAATGAAACTAATTACATACAATTGAGTTTAGATTATGTGTTGTTCGAAACAATAGGAGATGTTAGTGTTGTGACTTGGATTGGCGAAACACTTTCCGATCAACCAATTGCTTTATACGAAGGAGATATATTAAAAGTAATCTACAAATATAAAGACATCGACAATTCAATAGAACAAGATCTTGAAAATTATATAAGACAATTGCCTTTACAAGATTTAAGAGACGAAAGAATAGTTGTGTATCCTCCTAAAAATTGGAATGTAAGGCTCATCGAAGAGTCCGATCCTTTGTTTGATCTTATTATTCCAAATAGATTTCCATTTCACGATAAAATCGTGTTCGGCAAAATAAGAACGGAATTTCCATATTCAGAAAATCTTTACAACATGGATGAGTACAATGGTTCGATTAGAAACTCTTTAGATCCTTGTGACATCGACAAAAATTTCATAGACGAATGTTCTTCTTGTATATCTACAAAATTCAATATTTCAGTAGAAATAACCGATTTAAACAACGATAGAATAGCCGAAACAGAGTTGTGTGTTCGTGAATTTGCTCCTTTTCATGCTCCGATACACAATATGACCATCATTGGCGGTTTCAATGAGTTTGTCGAAGATCCAAGTGAATATGTTTATTCTTATCTTAAATACGAACTTGAAGAAACACACTTAGCAGGAGAAGGTCAAAAATACTTCCACAGGGCGATGATCAATGGATTGAATAAAAGAAAAATAACTCGCAGCGACTTAGCATCGTTCAGTGAAATTGTTTCCACCACATCTGGAACTGCATATAACGACAGCATAGTTCTTCATTGTGATAATGTTCACTTTAACGAAATAGGTCTTGAAACAGATGGTAGTGCCATTTTAGAAATAACATCTCCATTAGAATCTGCTGGTACATATGTTATATCCGACGTAGAACACAATGCCATCAAAATTACAGTCACAGAGCCAATTGATGCTTCTTGTAATTCGATTATGTCATCGTCTGGAGAACTGTCGTCTTGTGCGATTACATTTAGATTAATAAACAATGTGCTTAATCATAGTTCTTTATGCGACATAGAACAAAAGAACAGAAATTTATTTTATGATGATAGCAATAATTTCAGTGCTTCAAATATAGCAACGCAAAAAGATGTAGACTCAGGAACCGCCACCGTCGCTTGGACGATCACTATAGATGATTATTCTGATACATATGATATTTTAAACATACTTCCTAGCGGAGAACTGTTAATCAATGATCCAACGCATACTCTACCATCAAGTAACGATTCGAATTTAACATATTCAATTAAAGACGAATCGAGCAATACAATTTTTGATGGAACTACTGGCAAATTAACAGTAAATTTAGAAGCAGAAGTCACAGTTTTGAATTCTAATTTGATTCCAATCAAAAACATTGCATCAAAAGGACGATACCAGAAAATATCAACTACTTATTATGAAATTTTAGGTTTCGTTGAGGGTACTGATGATAAGTTTTTAATAAAAGGTTATTCTGGTGGCGATGCAGCTGGTCAGGAGCTTCTAATTTACAATATGTTAGCAAACAATGAGCTTGGCTACCTAAGTTATCGTGGATTGAAATTAGAGGCAAATAGCGATTACGAAACATCTCTACTGATTTCTAATGGAGAAAATGAATTATATCAACCATCAGTGGACAACAATAGATTTAAAGAGAATTTTATAATCGAAATTGATGGTAATAATTACTTTTTAAAAGAAATTAATGGAAATTCTCCTTCTGGAAAAACTACATTTACATTAGGAGGACCAAGTGTTTACTGGAAGACCTATTCAAATGGTGGTTCGGTTGTCGATTTTACAATTAGAAGATTCACTAAAACGGAAAACATAACAATTATGGGTCAACAATTTAATTTCCCTGAGCAAACATTTAAAAAACTAGATAGATCTGGTAACGATGTTGTCAATAGTTCAACAGAAACACAAATTCCATTTAGAGCTAATTCGCTTGATGGAATAGTCACCAAGATCGACCAACAAGAATCAATTAGTTTCGAAGTACAGTACGCTGATGGTCAAAAACAAGAAGGAAAATTATGAACATAGAAAAAACTGACACTAAATGTTACGGACATGTTTTCGCAAGAATAGAACATAAATGTGGCAAAATCGAAGAAATAAATTTTAAAAATACCATTTTAAAAAAGGGCAGAGAAGCATTGGCATCTAGTTTGACAAACAATGTTGGAAACCCATATGATTTCTATATATCACGCATGATATTTGGAGACGGTGGTTACACATCTGGTCAAACCAAATATGTCGAATCGTCTAGAAACGGTCTATTTGGAATTACTAGGGCTAGCAAATCTGTAATTTCGTCACTTGATTCAAATGTACCAAGCCAAGCAACATTCACTTCAGTTCTTACTTATTCAGATGCAAATGGATATGCTTTAAATGAAATGGCACTTCAAATGAATAACGGTGAATTGTATAGCATGGTTACATTCCCAGACTTAACAAAAACCGATAGTATTCAAGTAGTTTGGAATTGGAGACTATCTTTCGTATGATGAAAAAATTATCAATTATAAAATTATATAACGAAGAATTTAAAAAAGACATAAATTATTTGATGTTGGATAATGAAGTTTTCGATTGGGGACCAGATCCAGAAGAGCTTCAAAATGCAATTAAAATGATAAATCACAACAACGATTTAAA